ATGGAAGAGAAACGGAAAAAGAAAGCTGCCCCTTTGACGCCTGTAAAAGATGTTTCCCGTGAAAAAATGGGGAAAGCCTGCTGGCGCCTTTCGATTCCCGCCTCCTTTTCGGAATCCGGAAAGAGGGAACAGCGGTTTTATCCCTCCTATAAAAAAGCATTGGCGGCGGCCGGGGAAATCAAGCTCGGAAAAGTGGCTGTGGATGCCGGGATTGTTGAATTAACCCAAGCTCAGGCGGTAGAAGCTTTATCTGCGCTGGATATTTTGGAAGGCTCCGGAATAGGGTTGGTGGATGCTTGCCGACTCGTGAAAAGAATGCAGGAATCCGGGATAGGAGATATAGCCGAAATAGAGCATGCTTTCAAGTTGGGAGCCGCACAGATACGGCATGAAAAGAAGTCTCCTTCCTGGAGTGAAGCCGCTTGGGAAATGGTTCGTGTGAAGGAAAAAATCACAAGGCGGCGTGAGCGTACCTTGCAGCAAATTCGGTATATGATTCGTCGCATGGAAAAACGATGTCCCGATTTTTGTGTGCGCCCCATTGGAGGCATTACAGGCGAGGAATGCCGTGCGGCGTTTGGCAGGGCTTTCGATTCACCGATTCAGCAGGATAAAGCGAGAGTAGTCTTTTCCGGCGTCTGGACGCTCGCAATGAAGCGTGGATGGGCTCTTTCCAATCCGACCCGCATGCTTGATGCGTTAAAGACGCAGGAGCGGGAAATCAGGGCATTGACGCCTGAAGAAGTAGAACGGTTGTTGCTCGCTTGCCGACCGCCTTTGCCGGATGATTCTTCCCAGTTGGATTTGACATCCGTTCAGCCTGCCGTGGCGATACTCGTTTTTGCCGGCATTCGCCCGGAAGAACTGATGCGGTTAACGTGGGAAGACGTATCTTTCGAGGATGGTGTTATTACTGTCAGGGCTGCTGCTTCCAAAACAGGGGGAGCAAGGCATGTGACGATCTGCGAGGCTTTGCGGGCATGGTTGTCCCTGGTCCCAGAGAAGGAACGCAAGGGTGCTATTATTCCGGAATATTGGCGCTCCCGGTGGGAAGCGGTGAGGAGTCGGGCGGGGTGGGGGAAGAAAAAGCCTTGGCCTAAAGATGTGTTACGTCACACCTTTGCCAGTTACCACGCGAAAACCTATGCAGACTTTGGAAAGCTCCAAATGGAAATGGGGCACCGTTCCGCCGAACTTCTACGTAATAGATACACCAATATGGCGGGACTTACCGGAGAGATGGCGAAACAGTTTTGGAAGTTGAAACCAAGTTTAGGTAATCAAATTTAATAGAAAAGGATCATGTTTCCCAGTCTTGAGGAGTTGGGGTATCCGATTGACTTCTTAATTCTTTTCTATGTTGTAATTCTTGAGCCATTTGCTCTTCCTGCCTTTGAATACATTTATTTTGCATAATAGTTTCTTCAAGCTTCTCAAAAGCAAAAAGCACATAAATGTATTGCACGAAACAGGCCAAAAGCATTGAGCAAGATAAGGATAATACAAAATTTCCAAAAATATAACTTTGAAGAATAGTCTTTGTTGAGAAAAACAAGAAGATTGATGTAAGAAAACTTAACAAAACAAGGTTTGTCAAAGTACAACTTGTTTTCCCCATATTTTCTTTCACCTGCTCTGGAGAAAATCCCTGCTCAACGAGCTTAATGGAATAGTCGAGTGCTTTAAGCCGTAGATTATACGAAGAGGCAGAGAGGATGGCAGAAAGCCCAGCTAGCAGTTTCAAAACATTTGGAGTGTTGGGCCAGTATGTGATCACTGAAAAACCTGTACACGATAATACACCGAAAACAACTACACCACCAAAAATAGGAAACCATGTAGCAATCTGAGTGCGCAATACTCCATCTTTCAATCCCTGCCTGATGGATGTCATCTCAACGAATAATATTTTCTTCCAACTGTGACGTCAACCATTTTGATACGGATTGCATGGCGTTTATTTGACTAATTACTCCATTCTTAAAGAGAATTGGAATTTTCCCGCAGGGCAATAACTTATCTTTATTGATTTTTTGCCCGTTTTTCAAAATTACAGACAGGTTATCTAAATCAGTATCTGTTGCTCGTTTAGCAAGCTTTCGGATGGATTCCAAATCGTGGTTCTTTTTTGACCCCGAGGAAATGATTACCTGAACTCGGCAATCATCTAGGGATGGAGGTGGTATTACATGAATGATTGGAGAAGCCGGACAAGTTAAAGATTTTTTCACTTCATAACCAATTTCTCCGCAAGTCTGGTTCGGTTTATAGTCAAGTTGAACCGTTTTTACTCCGTACTTTTTAATAGATTCCTGAATATCAATGCGAACGTCATTGCTTAATTCTATGATCGTGGATATAGGTAAAAGGTGTGTTCTACTCTGCAAGATCCAAGAGAAGAATTTTTTTAGGCGAATATCTCCATTACCGGTATCTGCAACATAAGCCAGATGGTTGCCTGAGACCGCAAAGATAACTATTTTTTCGACAGGATCGGCAGATACACCTTTTTCTGTGACGGGTTCTGCGTTAGTGATAAATACACCAGCATCTGAAACTCCTTTGGCTGGAACATGTTTACCTTCCTGTGTTAAAAAAGTTACTCCACATTTGCATGCTCCGTATTTGGCTAATTTCATATACGGAGCAGAAAATTCCTCTATAATGTCTGAGTTGCCATTGTAGGGCCTATTAATACCAGAACTGCCATCCAGTTTATCAAATGCTTCATCTAGAAGATTCTCCAGAGTTTTGCCATGCAACTGTGTGAACAAGTCTGCTACTATTTCACATTTACGGTAATGAACTGTTCTGTTTTTTGACTCGTTTTGTTCAGCTGTCATAAAACTATAATTAAAATACAATATTTATAAATCCTCTAATTTTCTTTGTATATCTTCTAAAGAACGGTTCATTTCCTCTGTTCGCCTATCTTCCTCTTTTCTATTTTCCAATTTTAGCATTGCTTTTTTGACCTCTTCTTCTTTCCCTTTCTGTTTAACCTTTAATAACCACTTTTCCGCTTCTTCATAATTTTTATCAATCCCGTCACTATTCATGAGGTGTTCGGCAAGGCAAATAGCCGCATCTGCATGACCTTGTTCCGCTGCTTTTTTATACCAATGCAATGCTTTTTCTTTATTTTTAGGCAACGACAAACCAAAATCAGTTCCGATTTCGTATGCAAATGCTACCCAATATTGAGATTCTGCGTGTCCTTGTTCCGCTGCCTTTTTGTACCATTTGAATGCCTCGTCGTCATCCTTTCGAATTCCTATTCCTTTGGAATAATGCCATCCTAAACAGTATTGAGCTCTCGCATGATTTTGATTTGCGGCTTTTTTGTACCATGATACAGACCGAGGTGCATTTTGCTCCACTTCTTCCCCATCATAATATACGTCTCCAAGTAGACATTGGGCTTCGGGATCTCCTTTAGATGCTTTGATATAAAGTTCTTTTAACTTAGGAGTATTAAGTTCTTCAGGGATGCTGTTTTTCTTAGGAACAGATTTTGCTTTCTTTACTCTGTTTTGAACAATTTTTTCCGCAGTATTATTTTCTGCAGGTTGGATAATTGATTTTCCTACGAATATGCCAACACCTCCCCCAATAAGTAAGCATGCACCGCCAACAATAAGATAGTTTTTAATAAGGTTTAGGGTACTCACGTTTCTGTCAGACATAGTAGGCTGGTGAAGTTATTATTTCGAGGCTCCGCCACAAATCTTGCAGTTCACACCGCTGGGCGTATCGCTGGCTCGCCCTTTGCAAGCCCGGTAGTACCGGCAGTTTTTGTTATGGGTCTTGCCCGTTGAGCTGATCCAGTACGCTTTTTCTTCCGCTGTTGGCTTGGCTGCCGGTTTCCGGTGGTAATGATATTCCCCCGTTTTGCGGTTGTAGTGACCGCCGTTGGCGTCCAAGCCGCCAGGGTGCGCCTCCGAGAATGAAGTGAGGGAAATAACAGCTAAAATGAGAGAGAATAGTTTCATGCAAATTCATAATACCATGAAATAAAGAGAGTTGTAAATAATTTGCTTAACTCTTTCAAAAGCATTATGAAAGGATTATTTCCAACATTTATTTACATGTTTCACCTGTAGTTTATCGTTGTTTGTTAGAGGGGGCCGTGGAGGAAGGTATTACATTAATAAGAACGGGAATAAGACGTATATCAAAAGAAAATAAAAGCCCCCTGGCCCGGAGGCCAAGGGGCGAAGCATTCTAACGAAAGAGACTGCATGATAGCCTCTTTTCTCAGAATAAGCAACTCCTAAATCATTTTTTCAGTATCATCATGTAAAAATGTGTACTGGAATTGTTATTAAAGGAGGGGGGGCTTTGTTCAATAAAAAGGAGTTGTCCCGATAGAGGCAACTCCTGAATGGAGTCGGGGTCTGTTAATCTTCCCAAGTTCCACCTGCAGCTTCAATAGCATCCCGTACCTGAGCTATAAGGTAGTAGGGGGCATTGTTATTATCGTGGCCAGGGATAGTCACCGTCTGTCCATGAGGATGATCGTATACACGATGGGAACCCCGTCCTTGCCCTTGCTACAGAATGAACCCAGCATCTCGTAACCGTCTGATTAAATCTCGTATTCGCATAAGTGATGTTGAAGATACGAGAAGAGAGGAGAGTTTCAATGAACGCTGTCTGAATGGAAAAATCAGCCTTTTTAATAGTCTAGATTGCTCGGAAGAGATGATTACCCTTTATTTATTCAAATTATTTTACCAGGAAGGATAATAAGACCGTTATCCACTATTTTTTTAGGAAGAAGCTTTCTATATGGAAAGCTTCCCATAGGAGTATCATGAAATACTTCATTTTCTATTTTGAAGTAATTAGGAGATATATAAGAATTTACTATTTTTATTTCTGGTTTTTCAATATTTTCTAACTGTAATTGCTTGTACCATTCTTGAACGTAGTTAACATTATGTGGAAACCTGACTCCAAGGACAATTCCAGATAGATATTGCAATATTTCTGAAAAAAATATATTCCCTTCATCATCTGTTGATGATGCATGTTTTATTAAACATAATAGGCGCATTTCTTTTTCAAAAAACCAAGATTTGTCCTTTGTTATCATTAAATCTTCTATGACTTTTGGATTAAAAAAAGGGAATACATCAGGAAAAACAACTCTATTTTTCTTATATAAAACATTATATAAGCAATTATGTAAAAAATCTTCATGCAATTTTTCTATTCTCCAATGATTGTAATTTGGCTCGTTGTGCGGTGTTACAGGTAATGAGAAAACCAGACACACTCCTTTATGCTTATCTGCGTAATGTCCCCACATCGCAGCAGATGATACGGATCTTGAAAAACAAATTACTTGATGAGAGGAATGTTTAGTATAATCATTATATGTTTTTTTGGCTGGCAAAAATTCAAAAATATCATTTGTTCTATAAGGATTTGTTCCTTTTATTCGCCATTCTCTGAGTATTTTTTTCGCAATTTCCCAAGGCTGATAAATATAAAGATCAACAACTTTGGGATTCATAAATTGCAATAAAGTTTCTTCATGTTCTCTAGAAGGAGCTTCCCCATCTTCCACCCATTTATCTACATCCTTCTCTGAAAGACAAAAATTATGGGCTATCCACTTTTTATCTCTATTTGAGAATTTTAACCATTCTTTTATTTTTTCAGAATATGCAGAATTAACCATGACTGTTTTTGAAAAAAATTAAATAATAAAAACCATTCTTTTTAGCCGATATTTTATTGATGAATACAAGTACAATATCAATATACTTTATATGTTATTGTTCAATTTTTTTGAATCAAGCTTTCTCCCACCTGTCTAGGGTTTCCACATAGATGCCGGAGATTTTGCCGCCGTCCATCGGTTCGATGTCTCCGAAGTTGGGGTTGATGGGATGGAGGGTGTATTCCATTTTACCGGTTTCCGGGTTTTTCTTACGGACCAGTTTTTTGAGCGTCACCCCGCGTTCATCATGGTATTGAACAATGGTTCCAGGTTTGGGGATGGGGGGGATGGTGTATTTTTTCATGATGACCACGGAGCCGTCCGGGATGGAGGGTTCCATAGAGTGACCGTTGACGCGCAGCAGGTATTCCCCTTTTTCCAGTTCACGGTATAGCCGGATGTCCTGCGGAATGGTGTCTCCATCCGCCAGGTTGCCGGCGGCAATGTTGCCGATGATTCGTCCCTGAGCCTCCAAGGGAGGGGCTGTGAATGTTTCTACCGGGGTAAACTTCTTGCGGGCAGCCTCTTTTTCTTTGGCGGCATTTTGAATGGCGGTATTGACGAATTCCAGGAAGGTTTCTTTGTGGGCTTTAGCAGCCTCACAGATGATGTCCCATTCTTCATCTGTGAAGTCTATGACGATGCGGGGAGAGGATTCGGCTTCTCCGTTCATTAGTTTTTGGAGCTGAAGAACTGCATAAGCAGGGAATGCCCCTCCGGGAGCAAGCCAGTTGTCTATGGTTCTTTTAGGCGTGTTGAGTTTCCCTGAAAGCCAAAAGCGATCCTTACCTATAGTTTTGAGCCATTTTTTTACGTCTTCTTTAGTCGGCGTCATACGTTGATTTTACGCACATTTCATGAAAAGTCAACCTATTGATTAGAAAATATCACGCATAAAACATGAAATGCGTGTTGACGTGTTCATGATTTTTACGTAAAAAGATTTCATCAACTACGAGAGATCATGAAAACAGAAATCGACTTAGACAAATTGCCGGACGGCTGCAAGAGCCATCTGCTGGCCGAAGCGGAAGAAGGGTTGAAGCCTTCGGAGGCTATTATTCGCATCATTGAACGAGAATCATTCCGCAGGGGATTCCGTGTTCACTTGACCACGCCCCGCGATCTTCCCCGCCCGAAGAACCCCAAGAAGCCTGCAGCCTAATGGAAGAAGACCTGATCGAAGAATTTATCCGGCTCGGCTGGCACGAGCTTTAACCCGCCCCCTGAACAACAATGGAAAAAATGACGAACGAACAATACTGGTTGCGCCGCGACCGCACCGAGAAAATGGAATCCCTTTACGGCCGCCCGATAGGCTTTCCGGAAGACGAACTCAACCCCCGGCCCGGTATCGTACAGAACCTTGTCTTTTCCGCTCTGCTGGTTGGGATCTCCACGATTGTTTATTTTATTTACATTAACATTAAGTAATTATGAACCAAGACCATAGGTTGCCTGAACAAGTGGTCAGAGACATTTCAAAAGGATTAGCTGATGTCCTGTCTCAATCATGGCCTAAAAACGCCGATGCCACATTTGCCGGTTCACCTCAAATCAACATCAATATCACTGCTCCCCCGTTGCCGTCCCGGCTGATAAGGCTCTCCAAGTTTGCACAATGCGGACTATTTGCCAAAGGTTCTGAACCGAGCCGGGCCATGTTGGAAAGCGCCGACGGTAAAAAACTGCTCCCGATTGTCAAGTGTGGCGGAGTGCTTTACGTGGACCTGAATCGGGTTACAACCGCCATTATTGAACAACTCTCTGATACAACTACCGGAAAGCGCTACCGCAAAACCGGCTCGTTCAATGCAAATCTCTAACTACCTGAAAAAAGATGGCCGGGGCCAGCAGGAACTGACACCCGACCTGAATACAATCAAACAAGACAATAATATGAGCCTATTACAAAACATCAAGCGCGGAGTGCAGCAGCGTCCGCAGCGTGTCATCATCTACGGGCCGGAAGGCGTGGGAAAATCCACGCTGGCGGCCGGGCTGCCCGCTCCTGTTCTGCTGGACACGGAACAGGGATCTTCCCACATCGACGTTGCCCGGCTGGACTGCCGGAGCTATGAAGACGTGCTGAATGCCATCGAATCCCTGCGGACGGAACCGCATGATTTCAAAACCGTCATCATTGACTCCATCGACTGGTGCGAGCGATTCCTTCAAAATTCCTTCCTGAAGGAAGAAAACAAAAAGAAAAGCGCGCATCATCGCTCCATTGAAGATTTGGGCTACGGCAAGGGATATAAGATGATCGAACCTGTGGCCATGGATCTCTTGTCACGCCTCAACGCGTTGATGAGCGCAGGAATAAATATGGTGCTGGTGGGACACTCCCGCCGCGTCAAATTTGAAATGCCGGAGACTGCCGGCGCCTACGACAAACACGAACTGAACCTCTCCAAATTTGTCGCGCCGCTGGTCAAGGAATGGGCTGACGCCATGCTTTTCTGCAACTTCGTCGTAACGGTCCAGGACGGCAAGGGACATGGAGGAAACCAACGCATGGTCTACACCTCTCCTTCTGCCCCCTGGGAAGCCAAAAACCGGCACGGGATGCCCGCGGTGATGGCGATGGACGCCGGGGAAATCTCCCGCCTGCTGTTTGGAGCGGGCTGCAGACCTTCCGGGAACGCTCCGGCCGGCGAAAAGCAGGCGCCGCCTCCCGCACAGCAGGAAAAACCGGCTCCCTCCCTGGCGGACCAGCTGGCCGCGGTCATCAACGACGTGCCGGGAGCGCTGAACTTCCTCGCGTACAAAAAGGAAATCCAGCCGGGGCAGGGCCTTGAAGCCGTCTCGGAAAAATTCGCCTCCTTCATCCTCTCCGCCCCCGACCGGTTCAACACGGCCGTACTGCAATACAACACCCCTGCCGCCCGATGAAACCCGTCACCTGCATCAACGTCGCCCGCGAAACCGGGCATGCCGTCCTCTCCCTGGACGGAGCGGAATACGCCGTCAGCCTGGACGACCTGCAAAAAATCCTCGCTGACATTGCCGGGCCCCGTCCGGCCCCGGCCACGGAACTATTGAGGCCGTCCCTGCTCCCCAAGCTGGCGCAATGCCCCTGCTACGTCTCCTCCCCCGACGCGGGAGAAGCGGCCCAGCGGGGAACCCGGATGGACGCCGCCTTCCGGGCCCTGCTCATGGGCGTGGACGAATTCAGGGCGTGTGAACACCTGAAAGCCGATGAAAAAGAATCCATCCTCTGGGCGGTGAAAACGGTCCGGACGCTCTGCTCCGGGGAAGAAGTCATTGCCGACAAAAACCGCTGCGCCTTCCCGCAATGGCACCCCCGCGTGACAGGCGGGGAAGCGGACTGCCTCTGTCCCGCGCTGGGCAAACTCTTCGACCTCAAAAGCGGCCAAATCCGCAACTACTGGGAACAGCAGGCCTCTTACGCGAAATCCTTCATGGAACGGGAATTCCTGGATGAAATCACCTGCCACCTCCTCTACTGCGACCAGCAGCAAATCGTCACCCGGAAATTCACCTACCGGGAAGCCATCTCCATCGTCAACGGCGTGGTGGACGCCGTGGACCGCGGCGGCGGGCCGCGCCTCTGCGACTACTGCGGCTGGTGCGCCTCGCAGGACACCTGCCCGCTGCGGAACCGGGCGGCGCAGGAAATGCTGACCCTGGCGGAAGCCGGAACGCTGGAAGCGAGCTTCGCCGAAATCGCGGAAAACCCGTCCAGGCTGGCGGAATTCGTCACCAAGGCGGCTGTGCTGGAAAGTTACGTCAAAAAGGGAAAAGAAAAAATCCTCGACTACCTCAACAACGGAACGGAAGTCCCCGGATTCAGGCGCGTCTCCCGGAAAGGCACGGACACCGTCGCTCCGGAAGACGTCGCCAAATACGCCACCTGGATTGGCGTCCCGAAACTCCTGAAATCCTATGGCCCGCTCAAGGCGGACATCTTCCGCGCCTTGTTCGCGGAAGCATTGCCGGAACAACAATTCCCGGAAGAACTGGTCAGGACGGGGGCCGGCTCCTCCTACGTCAAAAAAATCTCCGTCTCCAAAACCGCAACCACCAAATAACCATTATGTTCAGTTACATATCAGAAGGCGAGCCCAGCGAATACGGATTTCTCCCCGCGGGCGTCTACGAAGGAAAAATCGTCAAAATGGAAGAAGGAATCTCCCAAGGCGCCAAAACGCGGGGATGCCCGCAGCTGGCCGTCCACATCAGAGCCTTCGGCCCTGAAGGGGCGGCGACGGTCCGTTACTACCTGACCGCCTCGAAAGACCTGGCCTGGAAAATCGACCTGTTCGTCAAAAACGTCACCGGGAACGTCTACCAACCCGGCCAGCAGGTCATCATCAACCCGGCGGAATACCTCGGCAAACCCTGCTACGTCCGGCTCAGCGTCAGACAGGGAGACAAGCCCAGGGCGGACGGGACTTATCCCGAATTCAGCAACTGCGAAGACGTGCTGGGGCCGGACGAAGCCCGGGCCATCATGGCGGCTCAGGACAGGGCAGCGGCAGGGCGCGGCGGAGCGTCCCTGCCTCCGCGCCCGGCGGACCTGCCGGCCAACAACCACATGAGCGCCACGGCGGGACCGCCGGCGGAAGAAGACGAAATCCCCTTCTAATCAACAGCTATGAACAACTGTGTACTGGGTCTTGATCTGTCGCTAACCGCTACAGGGTGGGCTCTGGTGTGGGATGGTTCCCCTAAATGGGGCGTCATCAAATCCAGGAACAGGAGCGTTAAACGTCTCTCTGAAATCCGCAATGCGGTGCTGGACATCATCAACCAAACACAGCCTTCCCTTGCTGTTATTGAGGGGTATTCCTATGGATCTTCCCAGGGCATGGCCGGGCTGGCGGAATTGGGCGGCGTTATTCGCCTCCTGCTCCTGGACATGGGAATACCTTTCATCGTTGTTGCACCTGCCACCAATAAGAAATTTGCAACGGGGAAGGGCAATGCGGAAAAGGATTTGATGCTCAAACGCGTTTTTCAGCATTGGGCGGCGGATATGAGCAATAATAACGAGGCGGACGCTTTTGCCCTGGCCCAGTTTGGCCGCTGCTACCTCAACCAGGAGGGCTTTTGTGATTATCAAACAAAAACCGTTGAAACCTACAAAAGAAAGGAACTCGGAAAATGAGCCCGGAAGAAAGAGAGAAAAAACGGCTCTGGATGGAGGAATACAACCGCAGAAGAAAAGCCTCTGTCACCAAAACCGCACAGGCCGATCTGGATGACCTCAACGCCATTTGCGGCACCTGCTTCCGGATCGGACAGCAAATAACGGCTATGGGCGTTAGAGGCACCGTTTCCGGTGCTCTGAAAGGCGGGTATCTCCTGGTTAAGCACAAGAAGAGAACTTACCACATTAACCCACATGACGCCTACCCCGTGATCAACCTGTCCGGCACCGTCACTTTTGACGACTGGACCATGGGTCCGAACGGAAAACTTAAAATCAAGAAAGGATAAATTAAAATGAACAATGTCTATTGCGATAAACCCGGCCATGGCGCTTACCCGCTCCGGGCTTGTGAAAAAGACGGGAAAATTTTTGTGGACATGGATTCTTGCACGGAATGCGGTCCGCAGAAAATGGAAGAAGAAGAGGTATATCAGTCCTTTTTGGATAGACTGCGTATCCTTTCCAATCAGCTGGACAGCCTGAAATGGGATCTGGACGGATTAAAGGATGATAGCGAGTCATTAAAGGATGACGTGGATGAACTGATTAAAGACTATGAAAAAGAAAACGCCTAAATGCCCTCTTTGCGGCACACCTTTGAAAGCCATACGAGGATATGATGTCCATGGGATAACAACCGATTGGGTTGCTGGTTGCTACAACTGCTTCTTCCAGAGTTCCCATTTTTGGAAAACCAAGAAAGCGTGCATTGAAGATATGGATAGGCTTGTTTCTTTGTTTCCTCCCATCATGAGGGTCTGGCCGGGGGACAAGCTCGTGTATAGTGGCAGTATTTATCCCGTTACGATTGTCTCTCAAGACCTTGATTTATGCAAAATAACCGTTCGCGACTACGCAGGAGACTCTTTCATCATTTACTGTGATGAGGTGGAGCAATGGCCCTGGGAGCTTGATCAGAAAGAAGGGAACGAATAATGAAAACTTTTTACCAACTGAAAAGGGACAGACGGCGGGCCTTACGTCGTTGGAGCGGGTTCAGAAACGCCGCCGTGTACGGTTACCGGGGACTGGTCTGGTGGATTCCACGGTATTGTTTAGTCAAGGGGAAGTTTACCCGCACAGTCTTAAATCGTTTTATAGATAACATGATTGAATATCGGCAGAAAGGAGGCCGAAAATGAAGATGACGCCTGAACAGAAAGCTTTTTACGAATGCGGAAAATCCGTGGAGTCCGTCAGGGAAACCATTCAGAAAATCCGGCAACACGCCATTCATGAATTTGGAGAGCCATATTACCTTTTGATGCCCTCTGAAAAAAGGATCTTAAGAATGGCAACGGACCTTGCCGGGAAAATCCATACCGTCCGCCAGAAGCGGGCCGCGTGCAGGGCGTGGGCGGTGCCTTTAATCCGTCGCGATTGCTACAACTGCGCTTATAACAATATTAAACCCATACCGGTTGTTTGTAACCCCTGCATCAACGAGGGATTTGCTGTCAACTGGGAGCCGAGAAAGGAGGGAGAGTGAACACGAGCGCACTACGTAAACGGGCTCTGGCCCGATACCTCGGAGGAAAGAACAGAATCGCCCCCTGGATTATCAGCTTTTTCCCGCCTCACAAAATCTATGTTGAACCCTACGGCGGTTCCGGTGCGGTGCTGCTCAACAAGCAACCTGCATGGATGGAGGTCTACAACGAGCTTTATGACCGGGTGGTGAACTTCTTTGAAGTTTTGAGGGATCCGGAAAAATCCGCACGGCTGGCCAGTCTATTGGAATTGACACCCTATGCCCAAGCGGCCTATGCCCGGTCTTTTGAAATCGCGGAAGATCCAGTCGAAGATGCTCTCCGCTTTGCCGTCAACTCCATAATGTCCTACGGCGGAGGCATCCACAAGCCAGGGTTCAAGCGTAATGGACTCTTGCGGACAACTCCCTACCCGCAGACGTGGCGGGAATATCCCGAAGTTGTCCGAGAATGTGCGGCCGAACTGCGAAACCGGAATATCGAGATCAACAACATGGACGCTCTGCAGGTCATGGCTCGCTATGACTCACCGGACACGCTGCACTACGTGGACCCGCCCTATGTGCAGTCCACTCGCGGCAAACGTGTGAGGTACGATCACGAGTACGACCAAGAGGACCATGAGCGGCTTCTTGTCTTTTTGAAGACCTTGAAAGGCAAGGTTGTTCTGTCTGGCTATGATTCCGAGCTTTATGACCGGCATCTGGACGGCTGGCGGAAGGAGTGCAAAGTTGCTCACAACACGCAGGGCGGCAAAAAGATCGAATGCCTGTGGATGAACTACAACCCCCAACTGACGCTTTTTTGATTATGGAATTCATCAACATCCCAACAGCCTTGTTTTCCAGCCCCGAATATATCGGGGCGGAACCCATACAGCGCGCCACCTGGATCTCTCTGCTGGCCTGGTGCTGCGAACAGGAAAACGGCGGCATCATTGAGGGCTGCCGCTCCTGGGGCATGCGCCGCTGGATGCAGACCTGCGGCGTGACTGACCAGGAAATCAGCGTGGAAAACGAACTCTACCACTTTGACGGCGACAATCTCATCGTATTCGGATATCCGCATGAAATTCAGGAAACCCTGAAAACCAAAAGGAAAACCGCTCGTGAAAATGGAAAATTAGGAGGCCGCCCCAAGAAAACCCATGTTGAAACCGATATAGAAACCGACGTGGAAACCGAAGAAAAACCTACGTCGGTTATTTCAGAAACCAACGTAGGAACCGAAATAGGAACCAACGTAGCCCCCTATGTTGAAACCTATCCGAAAACCGTAAGGGAAGGGAAGGAAGGGAAGGAAGGAATTCACCCCCTTACCCCCTCTCCGTGCACCGTGGAAGAAGTCGAAGACCATCTTCGGGCCGCGGCCTTTGCGGGGCGTGTGCGTTTAACCCCCGACCAGATACCGGACTGCGCCACAGCCTACTGGGGAAGCCGGGATGCCGTCAACTGGACCCGCAACGGCATTCCCGTGACCAAATGGCAATCCGACGCCATCAGCTTCGCCACCTCCTACGCCGTCAACCATCCGCCACCCCCTGGGAACGGAGACAAAGACCCTTACAGCAACCTTGAAGAACTTTAACAATCAACAATTTCAAAAAAACATGATCGACTCTCAGACACTCATCGACGCCGAAAAACTGGTGCTCTCCCAGGCAATGGACGGCTCCCTGGCCTTTGCGGACCTCCGGGACAAGGGCATCAGCCGCCAGACATTCAGCCTCCCGGCGCACCAGCAAATCTGGACCGCTCTGGAAACCGTCGCCGGCACGGGAGGAACTGTGGACGCCCTCACCGTCATCGCGCGCCTTGAAGCCCAGGGCCAGCTTGACGCCGTGGGAGGACACGCCGGAGTCGTGGAAACGGCCACCTACGGAGCCCTTGCCCGGTACAAAACCGCAGCCGCCCTGGAAATGGTCACGGAAGCCGCCAAAAAACATGCGCTGCTCGCGTTTGCCTCCCGGATGGCGGAAGCCGCCGGCGATCAGCTCAAAAGCGCGGAAGAAGCCCTTGATGAAGCCGAGCGCGGCATGTCCGCCCTGCGGGACCGGTGCGGCGTCCGCCAAACCGAAACCATCCGCGGAGCCGTGGGAACCATCATTGAAAACCTGCAATGGCGCATGAACAACCCCGGCGCCATCAAAGGAATCTCCTCCGGATACCGCCGCCTGGACCTGACCCTGGACGGCCTGCAGCCCGGCGCCATGATCGTGCTTGCCGCCCGGCCCGGAGTCGGGAAAACCGCCGCCCTGGTCAACATCCTCACCAACATCTGCCTTGAGGGACACCCCGTGGGCATGTTCAGCCTGGAAATGCCGAAATCCCAGCTCCTGGAACGCATCCTCTACGGCATGGCCGGCATCAACTCCGACGACATCCGCCGCGGCAAGCCGATGACGGTCGGACAGCAGCAGCATTTCACGGCCGCCGTCAGGAAAATCACGGCCGCCCCGCTGCACATCGACGACGAAAGCTCCCTCACCATTGACAGCATCAGAGCCCGCGGCCGCCGGATGGTCCGGGAACACGGCGTCAAATGCATCGGCGTGGACTACCTGCAGCTGGTGCGTTCCACGACCCAGCAGGCCCGGGGAAGCCGGGAACGGGAAGTCTCGGAAATCTCCGCCGGCCTCAAATCCCTGGCCAAGGAACTCAATATTCCCGTCCTGGTGCTGGCCCAGCTCAACCGCGACGTGGAAAAAAGAGCCGGGAACGCCCAGGGCAAACCGGTCGTTTCCGACCTGCGCGACTCCGGATCCATTGAGCAGGACGCCGACCAGATCATCATGATCCACCGCCCCTACATGTACAAGCCCGACAAGCACGACCCCACGGAAGCGCAGTGGATCATCGGCAAAAACCGCTTCGGCCGGCTGGGGCGTATTCAATTCCGCTGGACCGCGGAACTCACAAAATACGAGGAAGAACAGAATTATCCCGTCACCAACAAATGAGACCCCCCAAACCATCCCTGCGAAAAAACAAGCCGACGCGGCGAGGAAAGCCCGGATCCTACAAACTGCGCTTAACGCTTCTGGTGGATCCCAGAAAGAAAGGCAAACTTGTCGAGCTGGGACTTGGTACTAACGACAGACAGGAAGCCGAAGAACGCGCCAACAGCATTATCAATGCTCTGGAATCCGCCGGACTCTACCGTCTTCCCGCCGTCCGCATTCTGGAACATCACGTAGCCCAATTTGGCAAGATTGAACCTCCCCCCTTTGAACATCCAGAATTGCCTCTATGGTAACACCCCTGGAAAAATTCCTGGCAAAACATCCCACACCCTCCGGCATGGATTCAAAGGAATGGGCTGCTCTGAACGCTGCCATGAAGGAAAACAAGTTTTTCTCTTCCAAGGTGGAGAATATCAGATTGCTGGAACGGCTGCACAGGTTGATTAAGAATTATCTGACAGGAGAAAAGGAGACTTTACCCAATGGGGAAACGGTTATCAAGGTAGGAAGCGCCGCGGACTTTTCCAACCAGGCACTTCAATGGCTCCAAACCGAGGGGCTTGTTCCACCGGACGCCGAAGGCCCGAAGTATCACAACGATATTAAAAACATCGGTGCTCTGGCCCGTCTGAAGCTCATTTTCAAGACCAACGTCCGGCAAAGCATTGGGGCTGCTCAATGGGAGGCATCCATGAAACCAGCCAATCTCAAAGCATGGCCTGCTTTCCGGTTCATCCGCTTTCCGGGAGCCAAGACAAAGCGGCTTGTTCATGTCGTCAACGAAGATGCTGTCCGGCTTAAAACCGACTTTACTTTTTGGGCAGACGAAATGAACGCCGCCAGCCTCGGGGGCTTTGAGGTCCCCTGGCCGCCGTTCGGCTTCAACTCCTACATGGATCAGGAGCCTGTTTCCCGGGAAGAATGCGAACGGCTGGGACTACTCAAACCCGGGGAGCCGTTGAAGCGTCCAAGGGGTGCGGAGCGCTTCGGGATTGACCTGATTGAACGGTACGGGTACGGCAAGAAGGCCAGTACGGCGAAGTTGCCGGAGGAACTGAAGGCCAAATTGAAAAAGGTCTATGAAGACCGCTGGGGAGTCAAACAGGACAAATCTGATGAGGTTGTCTTTCCCTCACAGGAAGTGGCGAAAAAGGCCAGGGAAACGGCGGAGAAAGTCATCAAGGTTCCCTCTGCTCCCATTCCTGCGCCAGTCTCAGCCGTCACGCACACGGTCAGCCTGGGAGATGTCCCCAAGGTGAAGATGCCTGCCCCGTTGACGGATAAGGAAGCTGATGACCTTTTGCGAAGCGTTACCGGGGAAGTGTGGGCAAAGGCATCCAGACTGGAAAAGAACGCTTTGTTTTCCTACACCGGAAATGGATATGCCCGCATCAACAACGATTTGAGGAAGGGGAAGTCCAACGCCAAGGCGAAACAGATCGCCAAAGTCATTGACAGATGCAAAGTGCCTCAAGACATGGTTGTTTTCCGTGGCTGTGGGGTTTACAAGGAATTGAAAGACGCTTTGAACTGGAAAGGAGAAGAAATAACAGACGAGCTGGTTGATATGCTCAATCTCTCCGTAGTGGGAAACCCTCTCAAAGACGAAGGTTTCATGTCTGCTGCCGTAGCGGAGGGGAAAGGATTCATGAACCGTCCCGTGTTGTTCAGAATTCTCCTGAAGAAGAAAACCCGTGCCATTTATGCAGAGCCCTTTTCCAGATTCGGGGCAGGGGCCGGTAAGGGCTGGGACGGCCTTAGCCCGCAAACCTATTTTAGCAGTGAAGATGAAATCATCATCCAGAAGGGAGGAACCCTCAAATTTCTCCAATTCCATAATCAGAACGGGAAATTGATCATTGACTGTGAATTGATACAATAATGATATGAAAGAAGAAACATCACCAGCGCACAAGAGAATTTGGGAGTCTGATTTCAAAGGATGCAAAACATCCCACCCTCTCCTGATGAAATGCCTTTTGTGCTCCAAGAAGAAGCTCAACCCGGGTAGTATGGAATGTAGCGCTTATGAGCGTAAACCTGATAGTATCCTCTACGATAACGCGGACTGCCCCAGCTTTGAACGCTGTATTGACGCGGAAGGGCTGCGCTGGATTGAAGGATATGTGAAACTCTCCGGAAAGGCGTACGTTCCCCGCCAGGACGATATACCTCCGGCAGGGTGGGAAAAAATCAACAAGGAGTATGCGAAATGAAGAAAGAGAGGACCGGGAAGAAGGGAAATGTTTCCAGGTATAGCGCTGCCCTCTCTGAACGCATTTGCGGTCATATACGTTGCGGGGATAGTCTGAGGAAGGCTGCCGAAAAGGAAGGCATTCCCCATCCCACGGTGATGAATTGGGCCAGAGAGAACGCGGATTTTGCAAACCAATACGCGCGCGCGTGCGAGGAACGGCTTGCCGCCCTAGAAGACAAGTTGCTTGACCTTGTGGAGAAAGGGCATGAAGTGGCCCCACGTGCCGAAATAGGGGGAACCATGTTGCAGGCGGTCAAGTTGGAAATAGACACACTCAAATGGATGCTTGCCAAGCTGATGCCGAAGAAGTACGGAGACCGTGCGGCGTTGGCTCTGGAAGGTGGAGAAAAAAACGTAGAGGTGACCCATAAACTTCCAGCAGAAGCAATCGTTCCGTTAGTGACAGCCTTGAGAGAAATATGGTCCGAAGAGGAAGAAAGCTAGGGGCTCCGGTCAGGCCGGAAGACTCTCCCGTCATCTTTGCCGCCCTGATTCTGGGGGAAACAGGGCTGTACAAATGGCAGATGCGGGCCCTTGAAAGGGCTGCCCGGGGAAAGCGGGTTGCCCTGCGCGCTGCTAATGGTTCCGGCAAGACGGACAAGGTAATTGGTATCCTTGCCCTATGGTTTCTCTGGCGCTACCCCCGTGGGCGTATGCCTATTACGTCCGGCTCATGGCGCCAGGTAAAAAACCAGCTCTGGCCTGCCCTGGAACGGCACCGGAACAACCCATCCCTTGCGGGCTGGAAATGGCTCAAGAATTGCCGCGTGGAAACGCCGGAAGGGGGATTCATCGAAGGCTTTTCCACCAACCACGCCGGGAAGGCGGAAGGCTGGCACGGGCGTGTGACGGACGAATTCAAGGATGAGCGGAAGGAACAGGATGAGGAAGACCCCCGCAGCGAGAAGAAAGCCCGTCTGTTTGACGTTGACGAGTTTACCGGAGATGATCCTTCCTCCCCCGTGTTTTTCGTGGTGGACGAGGCAAAGACGGTTCCTGATGAAATCTTTGACGCCATTGAACGATGTACGCTTCAATTCTGCATCTACCTTTCATCCCCAGGCAAGCCGGAAGGGCAATTTTATCGCTGTTTCCACGAGGAAAAAGACCTCTTCTGTCCGATGGTGGTAACGGCCTTTGATTGCCCCCATATCTCCCAGGAGCGCATTGACCGCATTCTGGCCCGTGTGGGGGGTAATGAGGATGATTCCTATTTCCGTTCCGTCGTGCTGGCGGAATTCACGCTGGAAGGAGATTTGTACATCATTGACCCTGGAAAACTGGAATGGGGTCAGCGGCAGCCCTACGAGCCGAGCAGGGGGCGCCCCGTGGCCTTCCTGGACATTGCCGCGGGCGGGGATGAAACAGTCCTTGCCATCTGCGACGGAAACGAAGCCTGGATTGAATACGCGGAACGACAGCGGGACACGGTGCAGAGTGTCCGCAAGTGCATTGCCACCCTCAAGGGGCTGGGCATTGCGGATTGTGATTTGTGGGTGGACGCTCCGGGCATGGGCCTGGCTGTCATCAGCGATTTTAATGAATCAGGTTGGTATCCGAATGAGTTCTTTGGGAACAACCCTCCGGAAGACCGCGACCGCTACATCAATCTCTCGGCGGAATGCTGGAATGACGCCGGACTGGAACTCATGACCGGGCGAGTGCATATCAGGTCCAGGCGGCCGGACAAGACGCTTTTCGTGCAGTTGACTACCCGGAAGAAAGAATATGCGGACGATTCCAGGCTCAGGAACGAGAAGAAGGAGAAAATGAAGGCTCGCAACCTGTCTTCTCCTGATCGCGCGGACGCCTTGCTGGGGGCTATATGGGCTTCCTTTCGTGGATCTTCCGGAGTTTGGACAGGAGAGGGCAACAGGCCTATTGTGGGCAAGAGTCAGCACGCCGTCAAACATACGGGGAAATTTTATCCCATTTAGGACTGTTCGTAGCCCATTTTGACATTGTTGTACCCTCCCTCACGTTGGGGCGATAATGCGTGCATGAGGCAAGCCGCCAACTACAACGTACACGCCACGGAATCCCTGCCGCAGTCTCTTGCGCTGCATTTTATTTCTCCTTCCGGTGAGGATATGGACATCAGCGGCATGACGCTACGCGGCGCGGTGGTACAGGATGGGGTGATCATGCTGGACTGTGCCGTTACGGGGGTGAGTACGGCATTGGTGACATGGCCGAGGCTGGCCGCCGGATGCGGCGCATATGATATTTTTCTGACCGACGCATCGGGCAAAGAATACCCCTTGTTGAAGGGAGCCGTGCATGTAATGTCCCGCGTTACGCCTCCGGACGGAACGAATGAGGCCGCGGCCGTGGCCGGTGCTCTTGATGTCTCCATCCCCGAAACGGAAGACGGCTCCGTGACCATTGTGGAAAACCCGTCCATTGTGGTCGAGGAACTTGTACGACAGGCCGAAGCGGCCCGGGATGAAGCAGAGCAGCTTGTGGAAACGCTGGAAGAACAGGTGGAAAGCGGGGAATTGGTCAATGAGGCTGTAGCAAATAAATTGCCGGGAGCTCTCAAGGAGGCGGGCGTGGAATTGGCCGCGGCAACCGGGCAATCCTCCTTGTCCAGCGGGGACGCCGCCGACACCTGGACCATCGTCGGAGGCTATGCAATGACCTGGGGAGACGAGATTCTGGCCGGGCATCTGCCCGACAGCTGCCGCCTGAAAAGCATTTCAACCGTGTATTTTTTTGAAACCCCGGCCGCTAATCAATATTGCCTGCGTGTCTGGAGGCTGACGGACGGAGCTTACAGCCTGATTGGGACCTCCGCCTATGTGTCCAACCTGTCCAGCGGCCAGACGGCCACGTGGGTATTTACGCCGGGCGTTACATTGCAGCGCGGAGACAAAATCATCATCCAGGTGTGCGAGGGGACGGAGATGACGCCCTACGCGCTGGGCATGCACGCTGTCCTGACCCCTTCCGTCCCCGGACGCGGTTTGATCACGGAGGTGTCCAACCCGCCCGCCGTGAATGGTACGATGGCTCCCTTGATGACCGTGGTGGTGGACTATGACGACGGCATCACCCTGGGAGGAATAGAGCTGGCCACCGCGCGACAACTGGACAGCCTGGGGCGGGATGTGCGCCAATCTTCCGCGACCGCCGAGGCTGCGGCGCGGACGGCTGGCCAGTCCGCCGCTGCCGCGTCCACGGCTGCCGATAATGCCGCAACCTCTGCCACCAGCGCGGCCAACTCCGCGACGGCGGCGGCTAACGCCCTGGCGGCCATGCCTCAAGTGGACGCCTCCGGCAACATGACGCTGGCCGGAGGTCTGACGGCGGCCGGGGCTATTAACGCCAATGGCGGGATCAATGTCCCGCTGGCTGTGGGGGCGCCGACCAATGAATCCGGCGTCAACCGCCTGTACGCCGCCGGGTTGGCCGCCGTGACGGACGCTTTTTCCGTCAGGTGTTATCCGCTCCCGGCGAATTGCTCGTCTTCCAACGGGACGGTTTTCAAAACAGACAAGGAACCCAATTCCCTTTATTTCAATGTCCCTCCCAATTCCTCTTTTACCGTGAAATGCGGCCTCGTGACCAACGCGAGGCCCATGCACAATTATTCCAGCATCCGGGGGTGGGTGGCTCCGGTGCGCCTTCCGGCTGTCAGCGCTAAATTCACGGCCAGGTTCGGACAGATGACAACGGTCGTGCGCATGGGAAGGGACAGGGACGCGTTTACGCTGGTGCCGGATCAGGCGGCTGGCGGCTACAGGATTGGGGAGATTATCGATATTACGTTTGATCATGTCCGGGACGCGGACGCGGGAGGGTATCATATTCGTGTCCGGGAGATTTATTATTCCAATGCCGAGCAGAAATGGAAGATGAAGACGACGCAGGCCCTCGCGCCGGAGCCGTCTATCAATTCCGGTTATCCCGTCTGCGTGTACGCGGTGGTTTACGAGCAATACCAGGACGGGGGATACGATACCGAAGACAGGGGTGCGTTGTGGCTGCTGCATGGCGGGAATTCTTCCCGCGGCTGCGTCAAGATCGCCACGGTGAAGGGGGTTCATTGCTTTGAGAGTATTTATCCCTTTTCCGGATATTATCTTGATATTGAGAATACCAACAGCTGGGCGTTGGCCGGAGCGTTCCTTCCTGCGACGATGCACTTGCATTGCAATAACGTCAATCCGGCATATTACGGGTTTTCCTCCATGGAGAGCAATATCATTGTCTCCGAGGCGGTGGAGGATTTTGTTGATCCGGAAGCCGAAACGACTACCGAAGATTGAGCATGAATAATTCAGAGATACAGATACAGTTTCCCCAGCCGGGACAGTGGGATGAATTTACCCTGACGCCCATTTATCAGGACAAGGGCGGTTATAGACCTCCGGCGCGCTATACGCAGGACGAGATACCAGCGGAACAGACCCCGGCCATGGCCGCCGTCGTTGCCGCTCTGGTGGAACTGGGCGAGGACTGGCAAGCCGTCCAGGTATGGGCAAGGCTGGGAAAAGATGTCCTGACCCTTGCGGAGGATGGTGCCTATACAATGATTGATGCGGTGTCTTTGACCGTTGAGGCCGTCCATGCGGAGACCAAAGGCCGCAGGATTTTTACAGCCGCGGACTACCCGGAGTTCGTCATTACCGCGCACGCCGCCGTGGAGTTTTTCAAGTTTTTCACTACTAATCAATAA